GTTTAAACACGGCACATTCACAGATGAAACTTTCTCCCTATTGGAGATTGAAATAAAGCAAATCCAAACTGCAATAAACGAAATCACCACTCAACCCGCAGCGAAAGCAGTCGAGCCGGAATCAACTGTTGTATTGGATGCACTCAAACAATTAAATAACAGATTTAAAACACTTGTAAAATGACACAAGAACAAATCGCTGCGGAGGTTAAATCAATCGGTGATAACCTTACGCAAGTACTGGCAAACTCTGCCAATGCAAAAACCGATGCTGCTGAAGCCAAGAGCGTAGTTGCCGGACTTCAAAGCAAACTCGAATCAGTTGCCACCGCTGCTGAACTTAAAGAGTTCAAAGATGCTATGCAGGCACAATTCGATGCCCTGACCACTAAAGTAAAGAAAGGTCAACCCGAAGGCAAATCATTCAGCGAAGCACTTGCCGAGAAACTCGAAGGAGTGAACATCGAAGCTGAAATGAGAAAAAATGGCCGCCTTCACCTCGAACTGCCTGAAGTAAAAACAATCACTTTGGCTTCTAACTTGTCTGGTGATAGCGTTGCTACTTACAATAGCCGCCAAGCAATCCAACCCGGGCACTTGGTTAACTTCCGTGATTTCGTGCCTACCACTCAAAGCCCCACCGGTTTGTATGTTACTTACCGTGAGGCAGCAGGTAACGCCAACAACATCGCTGCACAACTCGAAGGATCTTTGAAGCGTGAGAACGATTATTCTCTGACCGAGGTTAAAACTGTAAATCAGTTCATCGCAGGTTTCAGCAAATTTAGCCGTCAGATGTTAGCATCTCTGCCTTTCATGAGCCAAACGCTTCCCCGTTTGTTAACTCGTGATTTCTTCCGTGCAGAGAACGCTTCTTTCTTCTCTACCGTATCCGGTGCTGCTACCGGTTCTACTACTACCTCTGCTGCCACTAACTTGGGTGATATTATCCACTTGATTGGCAACTTGAGAGCAGGTGATTTCAGCGCATCCGTTGTATTCGTTTCTAACGCTACATGGTCTTTGCTGCTGAACGAATCATTCACCAATGGTTACTACATGGGCGCAGGTGGATTGCAAGTAGGTCAAGCAGGAGTATTGAACATTGCAGGTGTACCTATCGTTGGTTGCAACTGGGTACCTAATAGCCGTGCATTCCTGTTCGATGCTAACTACCTGGAGAGAGTTGAAGTGAACGGCGTAAACATTGAGTTGAGTTACGAAGATCAAAACAACTTCGTTACCAACATGGTTACTGCCCGTATCGAGTGTTACGAAGCCATCAACTTGATGCTTCCTAACTCCGCTATCTTCGCTACTATCTAACATCAATGAGGGGGGAGGGGAAACTCTCCCCCTTTATTATTATGAAAAAGCGTGAACGAAAAAAAGCCAAAAATGCGTGTATTGTGGCACGTGCAGCAATATCTCCCAAAGGCGAAGTCAGGGTCGGAATGGAACGCACACGAAATCAACAAGTGGTTAATGGAGCGTGGCCATCTCGTCAAGGTCATGACCTCCGCAATGAACAATGAGTACTATGAGTACGAAGGAATACCCGTTTTTAATCGCTCACATGATTGGTACTTTCACCATGATTGGGCGGATGTAATTTTCACACAATTAGATTTTGCAGCAGATGTGGCAGAGGACTGCAAGAAAACAAAGAAGCCGGCCGTTTGGTTTGCTCACAATACCTTTAACTATATTTCTGTTAGACGGAATCAGCATATAAATGTAGTGTACAACTCCCATTGGGGAAGTGAACACGGCAAGTACCCCAACAACTCATTCATCCTGCAACCACCGGTGAATATTGACCATTATAGGGTTGAACGGGGGGAAGAAATAACGCTAATCAATCTCAATCGCAATAAGGGGGCAGAACTTTTTTATGAGGTGGCACAAATGATGCCGGAATACAAGTTCCTTGCCGTGCAAGGTGGCTATGGCGAACAGATTTACAAAGAGTTACAAAATGTAACCGTTTGGGCGAATCAGCCAGATATTAGGAATGCATACAAGCGCACAAAGATACTTTTGATGCCATCGCAGTATGAGAGTTGGGGAAGAACGGCAACCGAAGCAATGGCATCGGGGATACCTTGCATTGTAAGTGATTTACCTGCGCTGCGTGAGAATTGTGGGGATGCAGGAATCTATTGCAGTCCTGACCGGCCGCATCAATGGGTGAACGCTATTAAAAATGTGATGAATAATTACGAACTTTGCAGTAGGGCGGCATTTGACAGGGCAGAGGAGTTAAGGCCGCATAATAAATTAATAAACTTTGAACAATGGGTAACTACTCTTTTACAATAGATTCGCAAATCACAGAGGTAAGCTATGCGGAGCCGGTAACGCTTGCAGAGGCGAAGCTATACATTAGGGTAAGCCATACAAGCGAAGATGCACAGGTATCGCAGTTGATTAGTTCTGCCCGTAAGATAATCGAGGATGCAGCAGGTATCAGCATTATCACAAAGGTGGTAAAGGTTTGGTTCAGCAATAAAGGCGGTGCATATCAACTGCCATACGGCCCTATTACTTCCGACATTACCTTGTACGATGATTATACCGGTACAATTCTGACCGATAAACGAATCATTGGCGGTAATTATCCCCGAATTACTTTTCCACAGATTGAAAACATGAGGGCCGAATATACCGTTGGCTATACCCATGTGCCGGCTGCCTTAAAAGATGCCATACTTGACCAATTAAATTATATGTACGAGAATAGGGGTGCAGGTGCGGAAGGTATGGGCATTTGTGAGAAAGCATGGAGAGCGTGTCAGCAGTTCACCCGTCAAAGTCCGATACTATGAGGTTAAAAGGCACAAGACCGAATTATCTGTCTGCAGAACTACTGCATGAGCCGATAGGCATACTTCAACCTACACAGGTGAGCGATGGTGAGGGGGGTTATACGGTTACCTATCAGAATACTGCCACCATTTGGGGTATGTTCATTCCGCTTGGAGATAGCCGTTCTTTGATTGCAGCGCAGGTAAGTTACACGGCATCCGCTACTGTATTCGTGCGCTACCCCCTTACAATTGATCAAACCTACAGATTAGAGATAAGTGGTGAGCAATACACCATTCATTCTATTACGAATGTGGAGAATAAGGATGAATATTTGGAAATACAAATCTTTAAGTAATGGCCGAATTCAGCATGAATTTAGTGGGGGGCAAGGCGGTCAGAAAGATGTTTGACATTGCTGCTGAAAGGATGGGGCCAGGTCTTAATAACTTGATGTCGCAATCCGCATTGAACATTGAACGCAATGCAAAGCGGATGGCTCCTGCTAACTTTGGTAAGTTACGGCAAAGCATAAAGCACAACATCGGTGAGCCGTTAATGAAGTCAGTATATTCTGATATTAACTATGCTCCTTATGTAGAGTTCGGCACAAAGAAAAAAGCAATGACCCATCCGATACATAATGGGTTCGCTGCCTATGCTGCACAATTCAGGGGTAAGGGTAAAGGCGATTACGGAGATATGATACTTGCACTTTTACTCTATGTAAGGCGTAATAAGTTAGCAGGAACTTACAAAGTAAAATCAAGAAGAAGGCAAGGAAATAGAGATCAAAGATTATCGGAAGATTTGAGGGTAGCTGAAAGAATGGCCTACTTTATATTGAAAAACGGCATTAAGCCGCAACCATTCCTGATACCTGCCTATCTTGACGAAAGACCGAAACTAATTAAGCGGATTCAAAACTTGTTACGGAAATGATAATGAAAAACCCTGCCATACCAATAAAGCAATGGTTAGTTACCCAACTTGCCGCTTATACCTATGTTGATGTGTACGATGCAATGGTGCCTGCCAATGAGCCGGCTGAATACATTACTATCACCGGTAGAACATCTGGGCAGGAGCAGGGGAAGGAAGGTTATATCAACATGGTTTCAGTCAACATAGATATAACAACGAAAAGTAGTAACTTTGGGTTTAAGAGGGCGGAGCAAATAGCGGATGCGGTGATGGGTGCGGTGAATAGTGATACGGTGGTTGTGTTACCTGTTGGATGGGATTGTAAGAATGTGGTATTGGCATCGGTAACTAACTTGGAGGACTTGGATCCATTTGATAACACTTTTCGTGTAATTTTGCGGTATGAATTTATAATTTCACAAACACAATAAATATGAG